GCACCACATTACTCACATCCTGCGGGCCTTGTCCGTTATCTACTATAATGTTGGTTGCTGCGGTTGGAGCCTCTCCCACCCAATAGTCAAAGCCCCCGTTGCCAGCACCAATCGCCGCTACCCGTACATAGATTACCTTGGGCAGAACAGGGAATGTGGTGTTGAGTGCCGTGGTGTTGGATTCTATGGTTTGATAGGCCACACCGTCATATGATAACTGCACTACATAGTAACTGGCTCCTGGTGTGGCATTCCAAGACGCAATTACATTTCCTGGAGTGTAAGGAGAGGATATAACGCGAAGTCCTGTAACTGTGGGCAACTGCGGTGCAGGCCCCGGACCTCCGTTGTTGTTGTTCGTGTTTGCCGGAGCCGTGAGTGCATCGAAAGAGTAAACAATAGGATCATAATTGCTACATTCAATCGCCACGGTCTCATCATTACCGGGCATCACATTCAGCACCCGGCACAGCTTGCCTACATAATTCTGAAGCCCGAAAATGTATCTAGGGAGTTCCTGGTTATCCGAAAAGGAAAGCAGCGGAAATCCTGTGGCACTTGTAGTAACGGCTTTGTCGTTTCCCATTACAGGAGATACAACAACAGGCCCGTAAACCGAGCCGTCCGGTAGCCCTATCAGCATCTCCATCACTGCTCCTGTTGCAGTGCTGAACACCACAGGCTCTGACAACGCTAGTGTCCATACCGTTCCTGCTGTGTTAAGCGAAGCCGAGTTTATCTGTCCCCCACTACCCCATTTAGGCACGTCATGCGAAACCGCAATCAGGTCCCCAAACGTGGGAATATATCCTTCCCATCCCGACTTGAATTTTATATTCTCCCTAAGCTGCCACTGCACGGCCCTGCGGTACATCCCTAAACGATACGCCTGATCCCTATCCGTTACCCCTGCGGCAGTTACTTGCTCGGGATCATTTCCAAATTCTAACTGGGTGACCATGTCCTGAGCCAGCATCAAAGCCAGCACCGTCTCATCATCCCCGGTCGTAGGGTCCTTATATGTAACCATGCATCCATCGTTTTGATTTATATTCCAAAACGATATATCCCATTCAAATGATCCCTTCACTATGTTCTGCGGATTAAACATGGCCACAGGTATCGTCTGCGGCTCATCACGCACCATGCTTATCCTAGAACCCTGCATAATGGGGGTTGCACGAGCAACCAAGGCAATTGTGATTGCGGCATCCCAAACCGTAGTACGCTGATCGAACACCCAATCGAAAAATATTCCTTTAGATGTTAGTTCCGCGTCCAAGGAATCCAAATCAGGAAGATTTATATAGGTGTCCGTCAGCCGACCCCCATAATAGGACTTAAACAAATCTACAAATGCCCACACCAACGAACGCGAAGATTGGGGCCCTGCGCTCCACACTCCACCACTACGCACATAAATTTGTCGGGTGGCTATGACGTTAAACTTGTTGGCGTTATTGTTGTTTAAATTAAAGGTGGCTTGGGATTTTACCGCAATTACCGTCACATTCCCGAAGCTGTCCTTGCTAGGGAGGAACGCCCGCATTTGATCCCATTGCAATTCATTAGAAGCCCCTGAGGACAAGTCTGTGTTGTTTGTCCGTTGCCCCCTTACTTGGTAACGCCCAGACGCTAGCGATTGGTTAGCAAGCGTGATGCGTTGCGGTGTGGTTGTGGTCAGGGTGTCCGTGGGATTGAATAATGTCACCCATGCAGTTAAGGGAGAGCCACTGTCATCTATTTCCTGACACTCCCATAAAACAGACACAGCCTCTGAATCCAATCCTCCTGTGGAAGAGTCCACTCTATACAATCCACCAGGATAGGAATAATCAATTTCAATCCAGGATGTTCTTGTGCCCGGGGGATTGCAGATAAATGGCCCCAGCACAGCAAATCCCGCCTCATTTGGCCCTAGCATTTGCACGTCGCTTATATCGCCGCTTGTCACGACATTGTCCGGGAACAATGTAACCAGAGCACCCGGAGGGGCGACTTGATAGGTTATTTCCTGGAAGTTTCCAATCGGTGTGTCGTCTATCTGAATAGCTTCGATGTCAAAGTATCCTTGTCCTAGGCAGAAAAGTTGATACGAAAACTGCTCATTGTTGATATACTGTGTGTAGGATGCCGCAGCATACGAAGGAAACACACGGGCATAGCCGTACTGTACTTGAATGGGATTACCTAGGCTTACTTGGTTGCTTTGTCCACTGAGTGAGTACACCGGAGCCGCCTGCGGTAGTTGGGATCCCTGCTGGCTGGGCAGCTTGTGTTTTATGGCCAGGATGACTGTAGCCACCACTTCCAGCGCCACAATCACCCAAATAACCCAAACAGGAATGAAGTATCCGGGAACGGTAATAAAGTGAACTACATCGTTTTCACGAATAATCACTTTGTCCCAATCTTCGCGAAGCTTCCATTCCGCATTAACCGAGCATATGGTAGGAGAAGTGAATTCTTTAAATTCAGGACCATGCCTTAGCAACAGCCATTGCCTGATAGACATCTCCTCTTTTACAAACTCCCGGCGCGTCTCCCGGGAAGCCTGCAAAACATTGCTAACCTCTAAAATTAAAGCGCACATGGATTAGGTTTGTTTCCAAGTTTTATGGAAATAGTATTTCAAGGTGGTGAATCCCAAACCCCTCAACGCAGAAACCCTCTGACACAGCACACCCTTTCTTTCCAGAGCATGCAAAGCGACACCCCTGTCTAATTCCAGATACACACCCACATGTGTGACCTGTGGCAGTTTGGACATGGCCATTATTGCTCCGTCCATCGGCTTTTCCAGTTCTATCCAATTCCCTGTATCCAATTGGGTGTAGATCGTGGCTTCCACTTTGTTTAAATCGATAGGATTTACAACCAAAGGATCCATCTCCCTCCCGTAGTGTGTTCTCTCCACCCACCAGCATAGTCCCCAACAATCAAATGCGGAAGGTCCGCGGCCCAGCGGCTGCCAGGGGTTGCCTATGTACTGCGAAGCCCAATGTGGATCATTGTTAATCATGTCAGAACGGTATGTAAGTTGTCTGGTTGGCCAGCCCCGGAAACCTCTGTGTATTGTAAAGCTCCGAGGGGAAGTTTTTGTTTATGATGTCCATAAACGTGGCTTGGCATGAAATCCCCTGTGGTGTTATCACCGCACTGGTAAGGAACAAATGCAGCGGGGGTATCATCTGGCACTTGGTTGGGTCTGTGCTCAGATACGGACGATAGGTAATGGAAACAGGGGTGTTATACTGCTTTACCTGATTAAGAAATCCGCTGACTTGTAATTGAATGTCATCTATAGCAATGGATATTTTTTGCAGTCCGTTGTCCCCTGCTCCCGGCAGAGAAATGGAGAATGCAGCGGCTTGAAATAGTTGCGTCGTTAGTCCGTCTTCCAAAGTGAAAGTCCAGCTAGCTCTGTCTTTCACCAGCCAAATGGTGCCACTGGGTATGACGGGGTGGCTGACTTGCAGAGTCTCCAACAGCACAACCGAAGACGGAGCCAAAACAAAAGCCTCCTTCAAAGCATCCTGTAGCGAGGTGTTCATTTTCTAGGATCCCAGAATACATATTCCACGAGCTTGTCTATCACTATGGCCACTATCCCTGCCACAGCTCCCCATACCGCAGTAAGCATTCTGCGTTCCCCTCCCCTAACCTCCTTTTCTTTTTCCAGCACAGATAACCGTGTGTCAAAATCCGCATGACAGTTGTTTTCGTTATGCTTGATCTCTTCCATGGCCTGATCCTGCAAATCCAATCTGTTTTTAATATACTCCTTGAGATTGGTGATGGACATGGTGGACTTATCGGCCGCTGCCGAGGCCTCCGCTATCACCCGGGCAAACATAGCATCAATGCTACTCAGATCGACATTTATGCGTAGCTTGGACGAAATGGACTCCCTATCGTCATCGCCTTGGGTTAGTTTGGGAGGCATATAGGTGTGGATTAGATAGTTACTGTCGAAGGACATTTTTTTTGATGGCGGTGATTGTGGCTTCCGATTTAACGTCGCCCTCAAACCAATCGTGTATTTCCTTTTCCAAAGAGACGACATCTTTGCCACCCGCAACCAGCCCATTTTTTAAGTACTCACCAAGCGCCACCGCATCGGTCAGCACCGCTTTGGCTCCAAATAGTTTAACTCCGATGAAAGCAACCAGAGCCACAAGAAGGGTAGACAAGTAGCCTAATGCCTTGAATCTTTGATACCAACTGAGGGCGTTGTCCGCCCACGTTTTATTTTGAACAGCTAGAGTGGTTGCTTGTGCAGCGGAATCGACATGAGCCTTGGTTTCGACAGACAGGCTGCTTACAAGCTGCGTAACATGACTGTCAGATGCCTCTGCGCGTTGCGACGTTGCCCTTAGCGTGGCGTTTGTGGCTAAGGCGGCACTTTGTAGCTGTTGGACCTTCGCCCACGCTTCAGTGTTGTTTTTGAGCAATTGCACAACCAAGGGTGTCCATACGGCTTTTTCTGCTGCCGTTGCACCACCTAATGCCGCCTCGGCTTGTTGAGTTAAAGCTAGTGCCACAATTTCCGCTTGCGTGGGATTAGGCTCGCTTTGCAATGCCTGCACGCTTCCCTCTACAAAGCCTGTAGCATTGGCTTCCCTGTCCTCGTGTGCTTTGTTCTCCGCTTGATGGTCTTGTACGGCTTGCGCCACTGACACCTTGGCTTGCTGGGACAAGGTGTTGATCTGTGTTGCCTGCTGTTGTACGGTTTGGGAAGCTGCGGCCAGTTTATCCGCCGTCGCCTTGTTGCGACCTGAAGAGAACAGCCTGTCCGCTTCATACCCAATTGCCGTGACTAGGAGCAGGATCCCAATCAATGCAATATTTACAACAGCTTTGTTGGAGGAGCTGTTCATTTACGCCTCCACCGGAATGTCGTCAATGACAAGTCCGTAATTAAGCAGCATCTCTACAGCAGTGCCCAGTCCATTTTCATCAATACGAAGCAATGTGGCCTTGACCGGCAACATGGTGTTAATAGTGATCTCGTCTTCTGCCATTTTTAGGAACTCCTCAGAAAAAGCCAAAGCCTGCTGCTTCATGCTCGGATCGTCCAGAGGGGTTGGGGTGGCATTGCCGTCCTCATCGACTTGATACTTTTTAATAAGCTTCAGTCGCTCATCTTCAAAGGATTCAATTTCCTGCCGCAAAATACGAATGTTTTTAAGTAGATTCCATCTGGTACCTTTGGCGAACTCAAACGGCGTCTCCACTTCCGGCTTTGCCTTGGAGGGGCACTTACCATCCACTAGCGTAGCAATGGACATTTGCAGATCTTTTAGGTTGCGGGCTTTGATTTTGATTTCTGTACTCATGTGTTTTTTTTGTTTTGTGTGTGTGTTCCTAACTAAAATATAACCATTCCATCACCGCTGAACGTTTCCATCTGCACACCGGCAAACGTCACCATTTCAAATCGGTCTATAAAGTCATTCAGTGTGGCTTCTGACACCAAAGGCATGCCTTGTATCTGTACTTGTGCGGTGAGCAGCCAAAATGGCTCTTGGAATTTGATACTATAAGGGCCTCCGCTGCCTCCGCAAATAAATTGTACAGTGTAGGGCTGAACCCCGCCCGCTCCCCCTACTCTCATGTTCATGGTGAACGGATCCTGTCCGTTGTTTATGGACTGCTGAAAGAAGGTCTGAAACGTAGCCCACTCTGCATCGGTGAAGTAGAACCTGATATTGTGTGTAGCTAAATCGACACTAAACCGGGGCTTCTGGCGCACCCTTCCTGTTTCCATAACAGTTCGACGCATGGCGATTTCTACCTGTTGGTCAATCTGCTCCAAATGTCCCGGAGGATCTAGAGGCCATATTTGCAAGCTCATGTGGAGGACTCCTCAAATATTTCAAGTTGAAAGGTAACTGCCCAAAAAGGATCAGTGTAGGTGGACTGGTAAACACCATTCACCATCCGCACTTTTTGATTTGTAGCGGGGGACCCTTCAATAGGGAGTAGCATTAGGAATGTATCCGCTCCGCGGTGCAGTTTGTAAAACACCCAAGCTTGGAACATGGTGAAGAACAAATCGCTTAAAAACAGCTTCACTGTCTGCGTTTTCATTTCATACTGGAAACGCTGCCTTTGGTTTATCTGCCCGCCGTCCACACTAGTCCGGATGGTGGAATTATCATCCGCAGAGACATAATCTAGCAGAGGTCCCGGAAAAGTAGTGCTGGCCCAATCCTGTAGCATTTTAAGTGCCCCTCTTTAGTTTGTACGTTTGCTCAAGCGCAATAGACAGCGGAGAGCCACCTTGGCGAACGCCGTTGGCCATTCCGGCCTGTGCCTGCTGTATGATTACATCCAGGTTCCCATTTGCTCCCGGCTGTGCAGTGGCGGTAAATCCCGCAGAGGCGGCATAATTATGAATCGTGACATTGGTATCGCCACCTCCTGTGCTGCTACCCTGCATGCCTTTTTGGCCTTGGGTTAGGTCAGTAATTTTTTCATTGGGGTGTAGCACTGCCATAAATCCACCACGACCATCCACGCCTCCTATGCGCGGACCGTCAGGTGTCATACCCCCTCCCTCAAAGCTCGCCGCTACGCTGCTAATATCCCCAATAATCGTGGCCATGTCTGCGGCTACTGTCGCCATAGCGCCTAAATTGGCAGGATAGGGCAACGTACCAGCCTTGGCAATGGCCTGCCCCATATCAATGGTAGCCTCAGCGATGGCAAATGCCTTGTCCACGGCAAACATCGCCTTATAAATTCCCGTCTTCTTGTTGAACATATCCCCCGTAATGCTCAACAGGCTGTCTGCAATACTACCCGCCGCGTGAACCTGCAATTGCAGGGAGGCCGTCGTATAGGACGCTATCTTATCCGCATGCTCCTTTTCCAAATCTTCTAGCTGTTTATTTGTATGTCCCTTTTGGGCGATCATGGCTTTATAAGCAGCATTATAAATCTGATTCTCCTGATTCATGGCCCGTTGCAGCTCCTTGGTCTGTTGGGTGTAGGGATCCTCCGTCCTCTTGCTGGCAGGATTCAGCTTGTCTAGTGCCTCATTAAATTGATCGGTTGTGGCTTTGCCTGTCACCAACGCCTTGACGTAGTTGTTGATCTTGGTGGTATCCACTTCAAAGCCAGCGCCCAAGTCTTTGAGCATTTCCTTGTACTCAACAGAACCCGCATTGGCTTTTTCCTGTGCTGCGTTCGTAGCCGCCAGTTGTGCGTTATAGGCAGCCAATGCATTGGAATTCATTTCCTGTCTAATGCCGCCTAATGCCAGGGCAAAGTGGGAAGCAGAAGCCGCTCCTTTATCTGCGGTGGTTTGAAATCCAGCACCTAATCCTAGTAATTTGTCCGTGAAATTGTCTATTTCCTTTCCACCATTCATAAACTGATCTGTCACGTCATTTGCAATTTCGTGAGCTGCGGTTTGGGCTGCTACAGTCAGAGCACCTAGTTTCTGCGTAGCGGAGTCCAGGCTGTTTTGGAAATCCTTTCCAATTGGAGGGAGTTTTAGCCCTTCTTTTATTTTTCCAATTGTGTTATTGTAGGCATTGATGATGCCGTTTAGGACAAACAACACGTCCGTATATACTAGATCAAAAGCTCCGACAATAACAGTCCCCATCGCCAGCAAAGCCGTTTCGATCTCAGCAAATATGAATTCCCCGGACTTGAAAAGTATCATCAACGATTTCCAAGTAGCCATGACAATTTCCAAAGCCACTACAAGCACGGTCTTTAATACCGCCGCCACTGTTTGCACCGTCCCATTCACATCATTCATATCTCCAATCCAATTTTGGATAGTAGGCAGCAGGTCCTCTATGACTGGGACTAGATATGATCCAATAACAATGAATGCATTTTTTACATTATTGTATAAATGCTCCAATTGCTTACTCAGCGGCTCCATCTGTGTATTGGCTACCTTTTCCGTGGCGTCGCCTGTGTCCTCTAACGCCATTTTTATTTGACTCAGCGTATCCCCCATCTGAATACCAAGTTGAATGTTTTTAACGAAGCGGGCTTGGAAGCCCAGATCGGCCAACATCTGCCGCTGCTCCTGGTCATTTAGACCTGCCATGTGGCTTTTCAATGTGTCAAATATTTCGGACATTGATTTGAGCTTTCCCGAAGCATCATAGGCACTGATGCCGTAGTAAGCCCAATCCTTGGCGTGTGTGGTTGTGGACTGCCCCAACGTACGAAGCATCTGCGAAACACTCTGAGCAGCCTCACCTGCATCCATTCCTTGTTTGGTGAAAGCCGCTATCAATGCAGCACTCTCTTTTAATCCTACACCCATTGTCCTGGCTATAGGACCAACTGAAGCGATGCCTTCAGCCATGCCTTGCATTGACGTAGCCCCCTCTCGACTTGCTACCACAATAACGTCGGAAATCTCCTTCATATTCGCTGCATCCTGCGCAGCGTTCTTACTCGACATCCCTACAGCGTTCTGTGCCTTGGCGAGCAGGTTTGCCGCCTCTGTGGCTTCTATGTTTGCGGCTACGGCAAACTTATCCGCCACGGCTATATCCTTCATCGCTTGTGCTGCGTCTTTGCCGTTGTTTCTCAGAGACCCGAATGCCTTGTTTAGTTCCTCGACGCTTGCCACACTGTCCGAAGCATTAGACAACTCAATGGCTGTTGCCATCATGTCGTTTCTCAGATCATCCGTCACTCCCCTCATATTGGCCGTACTATTCACCAACGCCTCCTCTGCATCTGCATACTCCTTGACCGCAGTTCCCATCACCGCAGTCACGCTGGCGGCGACAGCAGCAAACCCCAACGTAACACCGGCAGACAGCTTGCCCATGCCCTCGGATGTTTTCTCAGCCATGTCCTT